CCTCAATCTTACTTTCGTTGATATCCAGGAGTTTGAGTTGAAATTTCGTGTTGGTCTTCTTCGACTCACTCATAATTTCAATGTCCATGTATTCTTTCGAATTGATTTCAATTTTAAGGACATCATTATTTGTAATAGTTTTTAAAAGTTTGAATGTATTTGAAATATTGATTCCCGCTATAATTTCATCTTGATCACAACTATATTCTTCAAAATTATCGGCTGATAGAAACATGTCTATAAGTGACGTCCTCGCTGTATCTAAAGTCACAATCGTCATTCCTTCGGGTTTAAAGTAAATATTCACATCATTCAATATATCTTTTAAAACTTCGAATGTCGATTTAAAGGCTGTAGCTTGGATTGTTACAAGTTTCATATCTTAATATTTGGTGCGTCACATCTTTAAATCTGTATATGGTTCACCTTTTGAGACGTCGCGGCTTATTTTCTCTTCAAGTTCTTTTGTCATTGCTGGCTGCAAAGATTTACCATATTCATCTAGTGTAAACATGTCAGATTCACCCCTCCCATCTAATGTGGACATTGAACAAAAACCACCTCCAATATTTGTATTTGATATCTCCTTCGCTGGTAACAGTGAATCAAGCCAATTTTTTATTTCGATACCCACCAGAATCTTACCGTTTTTTGTCAACATAGTCGGTACACGATTGATTTTATGTTTATAATTTGGTGGAACACCTTGTGTATTTACATTGTGATAATGAACCAGCTGTTTTAATTGTTGATGTTTGCTAATATATTCAATAATTTCCATTGAATGTTTACACCTCGGGCTGTATATCAGCAGAGACATATATTATATAGATTGTATTTTCTAAAAAAAAATTAACGCATAGTAGTAAAGATGAGATACATATACTTTGTCGCCTTGATCGTGCTACTCCTTTTCCTGATGTACAGGCAGGAGACTTTTAGTCTATCAGGCTACACCAAACCAGTTGGCCCAATTAAGTTTGATGACCCCAGACCAGATTTATCCGGTTACACCGAGGTTGAGGTAAATATCAATAATGATACAATTCAAGAATTTGTTCTACAAACAAATAAGGAAATTTCTAAACGCATTGGTGTTTGTACCTATATAATAGAAACAACCTCTGTCAAAAAATATTCCGGCAACGAAGCGGATATCTACGAGTGTATGTTTATGGTTGTGAAAAATAACGGTTTTGCCTTTGGGTTTTCCGTTACATCCTATTTTGAAGTCATTAATGGGAAGGTCAGCCTCAAAGCTCTTCGCTCCCAACCAATCGGTATCCAGGCCCCTGATGATGTCACACCCTTCGTAGACGGTGCGAGGGGGAAGGAATTCATCGAATATAACCTAGTCAGGGAGACTGCTATACCATCGAAGAGTGAGTTGGATTCAGTCAAAAATAATTTACAGTAAATGTAATGATAAGCATCGAAGATGTTTTAAAAATTGATGAAAAGAGGAAGCAGATCAGGAAAGAAATTTACATTAAAATATATGAACAATTTTCGACTAAGATTAAACAGTCGGTAGAACTCGGACATAAACAACTTTTCATGACCATTCCCCATTTTTTAGTCGGGTATCCAGTATTCGACAGAGCTGCTGCTGCGAAGTATATCGCGAGACAGTTTACACTTGGTGGATTTAAAGTTCAATTGGTCAGTGAGTTTGATATATATGTAAACTGGATGACCCCAAAGAAGAAAAGGGGAAAGACGGGTACAGCCGATGACGGAGATTTCCCAACGCTAATGAACCTCAAGAAGATGGCGAATCAGTACAGGCGGGGTGCGTAGTAAAAACCAATTTTAAAAAACCCCTTAATCATAAATGGACAACTTGAACGTTTTGGTAGAAGCTAAAAAGGAGTATATGGGGCAACTCTGTCTCATCATGTGTCCAGCTATGATTGAAGTTTTTCAGGATATGTACAACGAGGCCGTCACCATGTCTAAGGGCAGGAAAGTCTTGGTTATGTTCCAGAAGTTATTGAAGGAGGTGCCAAACTGGTCTAATGCCATGTCTAAGCAGCACTCTGATAATATCGCAAACAGGTGTGCGTGGTTCAACGACCTCCTAGCAGCGGTATTTGTCGCGTGCACCAAGATTCTCTCAGCTGTTCGCCTCAAGGCTGATAACAAGAAGATAGCCCTAAAGCTTCCAACAAATGAAGTTTTCATTCAGACGTGTTACAATAACGTCGCTAAGGATTTGTACAAAGATCCTTACATTTTTCACGAAGACCAGAGTGAACACGCCAGGGATGAAATACTGACGTCGCGTTTCTGTGCGTGCATCGAGGTAACCATCAAGGAACTCATCCCCGTTCAACAGATTCTCCAGACCTACATGTCCCAAGAGTCTAGGGATATAAATCTGGGTGGCGAAATTGAGGATAGTCCAGATCCCGATGTGTTGGAGGACTTTGACGAAGAGCCCGTGGGGGAACCAGAGGCATTTGGGGACCCACCCCCCATGGAGTCTGGGGATCTCCCAGAACCAGAGGGTGAAGCCCAGGTGGAACCGGAGATGGAACCAGAATCTGAGGTACAGCCCCCCATGGAGCCAAAAATGACTGGTTTGGAAAATGAATTTAAGACCATTCCGACTGTCAAAGATCCTCAGGCCGAAGAAGAAGATGACGGGGTCCTATTTGGCGACGCACCAGAGCAACGTACAAAAAATCCCAGGTATAATTAAATGGAACTTTCCGATTACTTACGCGACCCCATGAGTGCCGCTTTAATCGCCGGTGGTATAACTGCTGGTTATATTCATATCAAGGCTCAACTTAATAACGAGGGGAAGTTGGAACTTAGCAAGTACGCTAAACCCGCCGTCCTTAACGCGATCATGGTGTTTTTCATCGTATCTCAGGGTCTCGGTAAAAAGGAGGTCATTTCAAGTGAACCATTCTAAAGTTAAAGATTATACACAAATACTAAGAAAATGGCATCTGTTTCGGCATTCAACGATATGATGGGTCAATTTCTTGTGGAATTGCACAAGACTTTTCCAGATGAAAAGGGCATTAAGAAGATGTTAGCTTCTTTCGATTTAATTAAGAGCACCAACCCGCGCATTATTGTGGACGGTTTCATGAAGGGTGTCTCTCCGTATTCAGACAAGATTTCCGCAAAGGATGAAACTTTCCTTTTGAAGGAGATTGACACAATTGACGTACTGAAGGATCTCAATATCAAAACGTACTGGACCAAAATGTCTGAGAACACGAAGAACGTCACCTGGCAGTACCTCCAGACACTGTACATGCTTGGGACGACCATCACCTCTATCCCCGAAGACACTCTCTCTATGATTGAGGGTATCGCGAAGGACTGCGCAGATAAGATGCAAACAGGTGATGGTAACATAGACCAGGATGCTCTGATGAAAATGATGGGTGGACTGCTTGGCGGTCTTCCAAAAAAATAAACCTTAACATATACTAAATGAAGGCTTGGTTCGACAATCCTCAGCAACTCATTAACGCCGAAAAGGTTTTACAGTTTTGGCCCACTAGGGAACAAACACCAGAAGAGAGGGTGAATGCCGCCTCTCGGTTTGTGATCTATATGTGTTGTGTATTGTACCTCATTCGCCGCGATCCTCGTATACTCGTACTTGGGTTGGTCGTGTTGTCTGTGATTTATGTTTTATATACATCCAAGATGGTCAAAGAGAAATATGGGGGTGACGTCAAACCCTCCAAGTGCCAAAAACCAACCCAAGATAACCCTATGGCAAATGTCCTAATTACTGATTATACGGACGCACCAAATCGATTAGAAGCTTGTTATTATGCTAATGTGAAACCTGCGACAGGGGATCGCATCCCATACGATGGGGGGAGATCCCGCACCCCCATGCCCAAATATCAACGTAACGGTCTCGATCGTCAATTTATTTCGAACCCGGTTACAAAAATACCAGGTGACCAAACCGCGTTTGCTGAATGGTTGTATGGACCAAAAAATGGTCCCACCTGTAGGTCTAATACTAGATTGTGTGACCCAAATGCGAGGGGGGTCCAGTTGGAGGCTTTCGCTGGTTTAGGTAGGGATGGGGACATCCGGGGTCCCAGAGGTGGTAGCGCATAGTTAGATTAATATTCTCATGTAATAATAAATGGCATATCAGCTCCAACCTGGTCTTTCCATAGTTCAAAATGCGGGGGCCATTGCTCCAGTCAAGGCGACCGACGAAGTTTTTGTATACCCCCAGCCCAGTACTCTCAATTGCTCTGGTGGAGGGTGCCGCCCCAACACCATGTTGTACGGAACCGCCCCATACATGGCGGGTAAGGGATCACCAGCGCAGCACATAGATACAAGTGATCAACTTAGACCCCAAAGCACCTCCCGTTTTAACAAAACCATTGTCCAAACATATGAACGTAAACTCTTCCCCCTCACGAACATGGAGTGCAAGGTCCCTCTCCGAACCATGAATTATGAACCTTCGAGCACACGCGCAGAAGTTCAGAATGGTCTTTTCCAGCAAAGGTATTACCCCAATAAAAATATTAATAACAAATAAGAATGGCTGACCCTATATCCCTCATGGCTGTAGCCAGTCTCATATTTGCTGGGCGAACTTTGAGTAAACCCCACAAGGCTGTAGTTGGTCCTTCCCCGGAAGTCGACGAAGCCCCAGTCGTTGAGAACGATGATTTTTCACCCATGGCCCAGACACAATCTCGCTACATTAAAGAAGACTTTTTAACACGGACAGGTATTCCACACAAAAAGGAGATGGAAGCTTTTGGGGACGTCTCCATTCAACAGAGAAGTGGGGGACAGGAAATCCTAAACATGAGGAACCGTATGTATGACCAAGGACGAATGAACAACCTCTCACCCATCGAGAAGCAGCTAGTTGGTCCAGGTTTGGGGGTTAGTGCGGATGTTCCAGCAACAGGTGGATACCAGCAATCATTTAGGGTGAACCCCATCAATGTTGGTGAGTACCGTTTGACAACTCTTCCAGGACGAGCAGGTCCAGCGAAGGACATCACCGGTGGTCGCTCTGCGGTCGTTGGACAACTCACCCACAACAAACCGGAAACAACCGCACATTTACCATCTCGATTACCCGCCATGCCCGGGCGCGCTCAGGGTATGTCAGGTGTTGTTCCCCGCAATGAACACGAGAAGACCAAGAGAACAACCAACCGTTCAGAAACTGG